TGCGGTACTGCCTGTTGGTAAAATCATCACGATGAACCTTCAGAATGCGGTGATTTGGAACAACGCCAAGTACATCATCAACAACGTAAGCCTGAATATGACCACAGGCAAAGCAATATTTGAACTCCTTAACGTAGTATGAAGCAGACGTATTTAGGTTATTTGATTGAACTCCTCAACTCGGATGAGTGGATTGGTGCAGGCGAGAATATAGAAATCGCCAAAGGCAAGCACAAACTACCCGAAGGATGGAACGAATATATTAAGTTGCAATGGCGGCAGTTGAAGTAATTGAGATTAAAGGCGATGCCTCCTCCGCTATTGCGGCTCTAAAGGCCGTAGGCATTGAGGCCAACAAAACCACACAGGCCGCACAAAAAAGCAATGAGGCTATCAATGATGGCCTTGAGGCGTTAGACAAGCAGACCAACGGTGCGGTATCAGCATTTCGTAGCTTGCAGGGTGGAATCAAAAGTGCCATCTCTGCATTCACTACGCTCAAGGGCGCAATCATCGCTACGGGTCTTGGTGCGCTATTGGTTGCCGTAACATCGCTCGTTACCTACTTCAAGGAAACCGAACGAGGCGGGGACAAGCTCGCTGAGGTGATGGGATTTCTTGGAGCAGCAGTCAAGGTAGTAATTGACCGAGTGATTGGCTTGGGTGAGTCATTGGTTAAATTATTTTCAGGGGACTTTAAAGGCGCTATTGAAGGCGTAACGGGAGCATTCAAGGGATTGGGTGATGAGATTGCAAGAGAGAGCAAACTCGGCCGTGAACTCGCCAAGCAACTCAACGATGTAGAGGATGCAGAACGTGCGCTCATCGCACAACGTGCCATCGCTAACAGGCAAATCGCAGAGGCTCGCTTGATTGCCGATGACGTTAACAAGACCACCGAGCAACGCATTGCTGCGGTTAAACGTGCAGGTGCTATTGAAGAACGTGTAGCACGGCAAGAACTTGCCGTTCAGCGTCAGCGATTGTCAGTCCTTCAGCAGCAGGCCGCTATGGGAGAGGTTACCGAAGAAGGCCTAACCCGCATTGAGGAGGCACGTGCAAGAATCTCGGAACTTGAGCAAGCCAACATTATGCGTAGGAAGCGTTTGCAGACCGAAACTATTGGGCTGCTAAACGAAGAAATCGCCAAGACCAAAGAGCTTGAAAAGGCTCGCCAAGATGCCGAGAAAGCCCGATTTGAAGATAGCGAGAAGAAGTTTAAGAAGTACGTTGATGACTCGGTAAAGGCGGCTAATGTAGGCGCAGGACAGGTAGCAAGAGTCGGACAATTCTACACGGACTCTATTGCCGAAGGAACGCAGAAGACATCTGCTGACCTTCAGGACTACATCAACTTCACGCTTGCAAACCTTGACGCAGTAAGCCAAGCCATCAGCGGCTTCGCTGCGCTTGCAGGAGAGAACACCAAACTGAGCAAGGCACTTGCTATTTCGCAGATTGTCATTGACACGTATATGGGTGCTACCAAAGCACTCGGTGCGTACCCGCCTCCGTTTGGTGCTATCGCAGCAGCAGGCGTTATCGCAGGAGGTATCGCCAACCTGAACAAGGTAAAGTCAACGCAGATACCCACGTCACCAAGTGCTGCACCTACGGCAAACATCTCTGCCCCTACCGCAGCATCACAACCACCGCAGTTCAACATTGTTGGACAGGGTGGCGTGAACCAATTAGCGCAGAGCATCGGTGGTCAGTTTGACCGTCCGATCCGTGCGTATGTGGTGAGCCAAGACATTAGCACCGCACAACAACTGCAACGCCAACGAGTAAGAACCGCAACATTCGGATAATGAAACTTATTGAACTAATCTTAGATGAAACGATGGCACTCACGGGGATTGATGCCATCAGCCTCGTAGAGCATCCCGCTATTGAGGAGGACTTTATTGCACTTAACTCTCAGCGTGTAGAGTTTGCTGCACAGGATAACGAAAAGCGCATCCTTATGGGAGCAGCACTCGTTCCCAACAAACCCATCTACCGAGTCAATGGCGAGGAGGAGTTCTACGTTTACTTCAGCCAAGATACCATCCGCAAAGCGAGCGAGATGTTCTTCCAAAAGGCAAATCAGAACAACGCTACGCTTGAACACGAAGTAGAAATCAACGGACTCACGGTTGTAGAGTCGTGGATTATTGAGGATGAGGTTCACGACAAAAGCAAGAAGTACGGCTTTGAATTGCCTGTTGGTACGTGGATGGTTTCTATGAAGGTTAACAACCCTGAGATTTGGGATGGCTTCGTAAAGACAGGCAAGGTCAAGGGCTTCTCTATTGAGGGCTACTTCGTTGACAAGATGAACTTCGCCAAGCAAGAGATGGAGCGTCTTGAGGAGCAAGAGGCGGCTCTGCTGCTATCGCAAATCGTAGCCATCATCAAGAAGGATGGTCGCAAGAAAAGCGGTAAGCGTGTGGAGATGGAATCCTACTCGGACTATCCCCAAGCGGTACGCAATAACGCCAAGCGTGGTATCGTGCTGAACGAGAAGAACGGAAACAAATGTGCTACGCCTGTTGGTAAGGTACGAGCGCAGCAGTTGGCACAAGGCAAGCCTGTGAGCGTAGAAACCATCACACGTATGTACTCGTACCTATCAAGAGCCGAAGAATACTACGATGAGAACGACACTACCGCTTGCGGCACTATCAGCTACCTGCTATGGGGTGGGCTTGCTGCAAAGCGTTGGTCTGAATCCAAACTAAAAGAACTCGGCAAATTATGATGCGCCCACAACGTCTACCCGTAGCATCGCCAAGAGGCGGCAACAGGGGATGCCTATGCAAGGACAATACATACTCACGCAAGTGCTGCGATGGTACACTCCCTGCTCAAGGCATTGGCTCTCTTGTCGGTCAGGGCATTAGCGTCCGCATACGAGGCGAGGAATGGCAAACCATCAACACCCGATGGGAGGCCACCAATACGCTTTGGCAGGACTTGTAAAAATGTAACAAATAACCAACCCCTTTTTATTTAGTTAGATATGAAAGCAAATAATATCCTTAACCGCATCCTTGCTGAACTTAGCTCCATTCGTGAGGTGAAGTTTGAGCAAATGACCCTTGAGAACGGAGCCGTTCTTGAGGCTGAAGTATTTGAAGCAGGAAACGAGGTATTTGTCATTAGTGGCGAAGACCGTGTTCCTGCTCCTGTTGGTGAGCATCTCCTTGCTGATGGCCGTGTATTGGTTATCGCTGAAGAAGGTGTAATCGCTGAAATCAAAGAGGCTGCTGCCGAAGAAGTAGAAGAAGAAAAAATTGAGATTGAGGTTGAAGCCTCAGCCGAAGAATCTACTGAACTCGCAGAGGTTGAAGTAAAAGAAGAAGCTCCTGCCGTTGCAGCCATCGTGGAGAAAGTCCTCGAGGAGATTGCAATGATGCGTGAGGAGATGAAAGCAATACGTGAGGAGATGGGCAACTACGCCAAGAAGGAGGAGATGGCATCGGTTAAAGCCGAGCTTTCTGCCGCACCTGCTGCTAAACCCATCAAACACAACCCCGAAAAAAAGCAAGTCAACAAGGTAGAATTTAACCGCCCTTCAAAGGCGATTGACCGAGTCCTTGCACGCCTTAACAAATAATCAATTCAGAAAATGCCTACGGTAACTTCTATCACTACTAACTACGCAGGTCAATTTGCGAGTAAGTACATCTCTGCTGCTCTGTTGAGCGCAGACACCCTTGACAAGGGACTCGTTGAGATTCTTCCCAACGTAAACTTCAAGACCACCCTTCAGAAGGTTAACACCAACGACATCGTAAAAGACGCTACTTGCGACTTTGACGCTACGTCTACGTTGACCTTGACTGACCGTGTTCTTGAGGTTGAGCCGTTCCAAGTTAACCTGCAGCTTTGCAAAAAGGACTACTACGATTCGTGGATTGGGGGTCAGATGGGCTTCTCTGCCTACGACAGCATCCCCGCTTCGTTCGCTGACTTCTTGATTGCCCACGTTGCTGCCAAGACTGCCCAAAAGATTGAGCAGAACATTTGGAACGGAAACGCTGCTTCAGCAGGTGAGTTCTCAGGCTTCCTGTCTTTGATGACTGCTGACTCTGACGTTGTTGACGTAACCGCTACCACCGTAACAGCTTCTAACGTAATCACCGAGCTTGGTAAGGTTGTAGACGCTATCCCCGCTGCCCTTTACGGCAAGGAGGATTTGACCATCTACGTTCCTCAGAACGTTGCTAAGGCTTACGTTCGTGCTTTGGGTGGCTTTGCTGCTTCAGGTGTAGGTGCTAATGGTCTTGATAACAAGGGTACGATGTGGTTTGGTGACCAACCCTTGTTCTTTGACGGAATCCGTGTCGCTATGGTAAACGGCCTGCCTTCAAACAAGATGGTTGCTGCTCAAGCTTCTAACCTGTTCTTCGGTACGGGTCTGCTGAACGAGCGTAACGAGGTTCGTGTCCTTGATATGGCTGACCTTGATGGCTCTGACAACATCCGTGTTATCTTGCGCTTCTTCGCAGGTGTACAATACGGTATCGGTACTGACGTAGTTCTCTACTCTTAATCCGAGCAATAAGTTAAACCATAAGGGGGTGGTGGTTTCAAAGCCCCATCCCCTTTTTTAATTCAAACAACAAACAATGGCTTGCGATTTAACATTAGGACGGGCAGTACCCTGTAAAGACGTAGTAGGTGGAATTAACAAAGTATTCTTCATCAACTACGATGACTTGGGTACGGTTACTCTGTCTTCTGACGATAGCATCAGCAACATTTCAGGCACGTTTACTGCCTACGAATATGATGTAAAAGGAAACTCATCTTTTGAGCAGACTATCAACTCAAGCCGTGAGAATGGTACTACCTTCTTCACGCAGACGTTGAACTTGACCTTGACCAAGCTCACGAAGCAGGACAATAAGCAATTGAAGTTGATGGCTTACGGCCGCCCTCAGGTGGTTGTACAAGACTACAACGGAAATGCGTTTATGATGGGTCTTAACTACGGAGCAGAGGTTACGGGTGGAACGATTGTAACGGGTGCTGCTATGGGTGACCTGAGCGGCTACACGTTGACGCTTGAGGCTCAGGAGCAACTGCCCGCCAACTTCCTTGATGGCGCTACGGTTGCCAATCCGTTTGCAGGACTTGCAGGTGCAAACGAAACGATTGTTGTGGGTTCAAACTCATAACGTATATTTGTGTTGTGCTATTGAACGGAATGGCGCAAATGGATGGAGAAGGGGGGCGAAAGCCCCTCTTTTTTTATACAAAAGTTTAGGCTGAGGTTATTTAGTTGAGATGCATATTTTACAAGTATCGGCTTCGCCTCAATCAATTACAATCATCCCACGCTCCTTCCCTGCGAGCGTTACGATTGCGCTGATTGATGAATCAACAAACACTACGGCAACACCTGCGGTGACTGCTGCCTCTGCGAATGGTTTTATGACCCTTACAGGCACTTTCTCATTGGTGAACAACCGCTTCTATGGTTTGAAGGTTTTTAACTCAGGAAACCTCATCTACCGAGATAGGGTCTTCGTAACTTCACAAACCGAATATGACAAATTCACGGTCAACCAAAATGTCTACACCGAAGAAACAAGCTACGACAACGACTACATCATCATCTAAAGTCCACGTTGTCAACCTAAGTTCCTACACCACCCCTAACATCAGCGAGGTGCAGGGCAAGGATTGGGTGCAGTATGGTGATGACAACAACTACTTTCAGTACCTGATTGACCGCTACAACGGCAGCCCAACCAACAACGCCCTAATCAATGGCGTGGTGGACTTCATCTACGGCAAGGGATTGGACGCTACGGATTCTGCTCGTAAGCCGAGTGAGTACGCAGCAATGCGTGGCCTGTTCAGCAAAGACACCGTACACAGGCTCGTTGCTGACTACAAGATGATGGGTCAATGTGCTATCCAAGTGGTCTACTCGCAAGACCACAATATGATTGTAGAGATTGCCCACATCCCCATTGAAACGCTCCGTGCGGAGAAATGCAACGAGGATGGCGAGATTGAGGGATACTACTATGCTA